CAACAACCATTTGTCCACTTGAATTAAGTGTTTCCCAAGTAGCAGCTCCTTTCTTTCTATAATGTATTGAAGCATAATGAGTAGTTACTACATCGGTACTACTTCCACGATAAGCGTGTAGTGTATAAGTTCCAGTTGCTGTCCAGTTACAAGTTGTTATAAAATCGTAATCCATTTTGTTTTGTTTAAATTAAAACTGCTAATCTTATGATTAACAGTATTAACAACCTAAATTCTTAATACTGCTAATCGCAATACTATTACATTTTTTAGGTTTCCCCAAGTACAGTTTAATTTTTAATCTGCTTTTTTTATATCTCTGTGTTTAAAATCTTTTTCGTCAAAAACAATTACTTGACAAAATCCACCTTTATCTACTCTAACCTCAGTTACTTGTCCGTTTCTTATTCCTCCTATCGCTTTTGCAACTATCTTTCCTTGTCCGTCGTCTGTTATTTTTCCACTATTTACGTCCAAATGAGCAACTGCTTCATTATGAAAGTAATATTGGTCATAACCCTTTAAAGAGATTGTCCTGTCAGGAGCTTTCATTGTTCTACCTGTTTTTTTATCCCTATAAGTAACAGGAATTGGAAAAGTTAGATCTACTTGGATTATGCCGTCCGCTAAACCTTTCCAATGTGACTGTTTTTCTGTTACCGTTTTACCATTTTTGTATCGTGCAATAAACATATTTATATTATTTTAACTTTTATCTTACAAGTTATTTATTATTGCGAGTTTACTTTGCTTCTGCTTCTGCTTCTATTGCTTCCTCAACCTTAGCAATTCTTTTTTTAAGAAACGCTACCCTCTTATCGTATGAAGGTAATCTTTTCTCTGTGTTTTTTTCCCTAACCTCTGCCTTATAAGCATTTAAGTTTCTTTTTTCAGCGCAAGCGTCACAAACAAAAGTTGTGAAATCGCCTGAGCCATTTGTTTCTACTTTTGCACCACATTTAGTGCATACGATTGTTTTTATTTCACTCATATTTTTAAAACTTAATTTTTTATTCTGTTACTCCAACTTCTCCTGCATCTATAACTCCTGACTCAGATAGGGTTAATTTGTAAGGTCCTGCCGCCCAAGATGTTCCTGTGTTGCAGTATCTTAAACCATGAGTTCCTGGTGTTAAATTTGTCCAAGTAGGCGTTCCTTCTGTTCCTTCGTTAAAAGCCCATACTAATCCTGGCGCTATGCCTGTATAAGTATATCTTACTTGAATAAGATGTGCTGTTGAGTTTAGAGAAGGCACTGTTGCATCAAATGGAGCTTCTAATCCTATGTTGAAAGTGATAAACTCTTCCAATGCAGGTGTGTTTGTCGCAGTTACATAGTTAGTTGTTCCTTTTAATCTATTTGGATTTGCAGATCCTGCACTTGCGGCGGCAGGCTTCCAAGCTGCGCCTGGAACTGTTGCTCCTGCGTTTGTATCTACTAAATAAAGCATAGGTATATCTCCGTTTCCTGTTGTTCCTGTAAAGATTTCTTTAGCGGTTGTTGATCCGCTTGCGTCTTTTGCAGGGAAGGTTTCAGAATTATCCCAAGCCTCATATTTTGGAGCTGTTGATACTGCTTGATCAAACATAATTTTAAATACGTTAGCAGCGTTATTGTTTCCTGCTCCTGTTACCTTGTTTGGTATAGCCATATATTTTAATTTTTAATGTTGATTAATAGGGAGATAGCCGACAACTACCTCCCATAAGATTAACTGTAAAGCTCAGGCGTTTCAGTTAAGTTTGTTGACTCTCTTAATTGATGTAATTCAATGTCAACTGCTACAACTGCTGTTTCTCCTGCGTCGGCTGCAACTGTTGCTTCTCCTCTAACTATTTGATAAATGTCTGTTGGGACCTTTACGTAATAAGTAGAGTCAATGTAACCGTCTGCGTCCGCTACTGGTACAACTGTTGTAATTATATTAGCTTCTGACGTTGCTATTGTGTTGCCACCTTTTAGAGCAAAGCTTACTGCTTTCCCAGCTATAAAACCTTTTCCTAAAACTCTGATCTTCAATGCCCCTGCGCCTTTTGTTTCAATCTTTCTTTCGTCTGCACTTACAGCGCTTGCGGCAATTGCCTGAGGTAGAACTAAGCAAATGTCTTTTGTGTTAAATTCTAAGTCCATAATTATTTTTTATTAACTTGTTTATTATTGTTCAAGATAGCCCTATGATTAAAAGGTTTTTTAACCTGTTTTTTTTTCTTAGGTTTTTGCCTTCTAATCATAGCTGTTAGCTTACGCTACTAATTTTACGAATGCCTTTTCAGAAATAATTTGTCCGTCAACTCTCTTAATAAATCGCATCTGAGTTTCGTCATACTTAAATCTTGTGTGCATTGAAGTCGCTACTGACATACCTCCGTTTGCCTTGTCAAGAATACCATAACCTTTCAAGTTTGCAAGAACAACGTCGCCGTCTGATCCATAAGCTGCAACTTTTTCGGTCTTAACAATTTTATAACCAAGCATTGTTCCTGGACCTTTACCTGTAATATCAGGAGTAATTAAGAAGTTTCCTGTTTCAACTGATGTTGATCCGTTGTAAACTTCTGCTCTTAACCCTCTCAATGTGTTATAAGTTTTCTTTCTCATTAACCACACCAATCCTCCTTCTAATTCTGACGGAATTTCGTCGTCCATATTAAGTAAATCTTTAATACCAACTGTGCTTACTGTTTCTCTTGAAACACTTGAACATAAGCTTGATACTAAAATTCCAATAGGTTCTCCAACTCCTGTTCCATTAACAAATAAGTTGTCTTCGAAGTAATTTAATGCTTCTCCGAATAATGTAGTTACGTAATTAATTAATCCAACGTTGTTGTCTTGCATTAACTCGTCTGTAATTGTTGTCAATCCTGCAATCTTTGCTAACTTAAATAGAACTTTACCAAATACAGGTTTTGACTCAGTAATTTCTCCGCTCTCAGGAATAACATATAATGTTACACCACCGAATTGATTATCTGTTTGGTTCATTTTTGTAAAACTCTTGTTGTTACTTCTTGTTGTTTTAACCGTTGCCCTTCCTCTGATAATTGACTTTTCTGTCATATATCTGATTATGCCTGAGCTTACTTCTTCAGGAACAAGATAGCCACCTTCGTCGTCCTCAGTTTCGTTCATTGCTTTTTGATTAATCAAATCGCTGGCTGTGATGTTGGCGTTTGCTTTTGTTGCTTTTGCAATAAGCTTGAAATCCTTTGCGAAGTTATCAACTTCCTCAGTAATTTCTAAGAATGGTGCCATTCCTCTTGTTACTTTGTCTGTGTTCATTAAACACTTTTTAGGAAACTCTGATTTTTTGTTTAAATCAATTCCTTTGTCCTCAAATTCTTTTCTTAATATTTCAATTGCTTTTGCTGTTGCTTCCACTACTGCGTTTTCCGTAATAGCGTCTTTGTTTTCGTCAAAAGTTTTTTGAAACATTGTTTCTAATTCTTTTAAATCCATAATTATTTATTTTTATTATTTTTCTTGCTTAAAACTAAGTTCAAAGCCTTTGAAGATATTTTTATTAAATTTTTAATATCTGCTTCTTCTTTGTCGTCAGCTTCTTTTTGCAAGGCGAGCTGTTTAATCTGATCGTCAAGCTGATTGATTTTCTCGCTAAGAGGTTTTTCAGCTTTTGACAATTCTTGATTAATTTCGTCTATTATACCATTTTTCTTTTTTAAAGACAACCCCACTTCACAAAACTTATCAAGTATCTCTTTTTCGTCGTCAGTAACTTCAACTTCACCTTTTAATTTTTCTTCAACCATTTCCATACCTTCAAATTCCTTTAAGAATTCTAAGTCAATGTCTTTAGCGTCATAAAATGTGTTTGGCGCTTCCCATGGTGTCTTTGTTTCTGTTTTAACTTCTTCTGTGGTAATTGTATTGTCCTTGTCTTTTGCTTTGCTTGTATCGTCTTTTACGGCTTCTGTTTCTAACCTTTTAATCTCTGACATTATCTTTGAACAAATTTTACAACCAGTATCTCCTTGTTTACAAACATATACTTCAAGCTCTTTACATTCTAATTCCTTAATACCTTTTGCCATTAATGCTAATGCGCCAGGGTTTGCAGGAATGTTTACAAGTGACCATTCAAATAATTCATATTTAATATGTGTACCTTTTGCTTGATCAAAATCAAGAGGCATAAATCCAATTGAAGACGCTCTAAGAAATTTGCCGTCAACAAGAGATTTTATTTCTTGTGCAAAAACTGTGTCAGCGAATTTAAAATGCGCAATTGTTTTCTTTACTTGTTTAATTAATTTAATCGTTTGTCCGATAGCAGGAATACGATAATCATGTCCCCATAAAACAACAGGATTAAGCATATAATTATCTGTTTGCATTCCTGTTTGGATTACAACCTCGTCGTATCTATCAACTTGGTTTGTTGATATTGTCATTTTGTAAAGATTATCTTCACCCTCTACTTTTTTGATTGAACTGAATTCAATCGCAGTATGTCTAACTTGTTTTTCGTCTATTGTGTCAAATAATTTATTCATAATTATTATTTATTATTTATTCTACTACCTCTAATACTACGCATTTACAATTTACAGTTTCGTTAGGTGACGCGTCAGGATCACCGGGGAAATCCATATTGTTTGAAAACTTTTCTTTTATTCCAACCACCTCTCCGCTCATAGTAATATGTTCAGGTCTATCATTATCAGAATGCCCTGCATGGAACCATTCCTTTTTTTCTACCACCTCTGACTGCTTGTAAGCTTCAATCCACCCTCCGTTTACACTTGCAAGAGTTTCTGTTGAAGCAACTGCTCTCGCTCCTGCTCCTTGTCTAACCTCAAAAGTATGCTCAACTCTTTTCTTCAAATCTTCTAATGACTCACCTTCTTCAATTCCTTTTGATAATGTTTTTTTAAGATTTTCCTTTGTAGTATTATTTACTGCTGTCGCAAATTTCAAATTCTTTTTAGCAATATATGCTCTAACTTCTGCGTTTACGTCAAAGGCTGATCCAATTCTTTTAGCCGCTTCTTTTCCTGCGTCAATAATTGTTTCAGTATGAAGCGGTAAAGCCACGTCAATAAAAATGTTTATTTCTTCCTTCCATTTATAATTATCAACTGACGTTACCAAATCCTTTTTCAAAATATATTCTTTGCTTTTTCTTTTCTTGAATAAGTATTTTATAACTCTTGCTTCTTGTTCTTTTTCTAATTTCTTAAACATTTTTTCAAATAAACTTTCTGTTCCTGTAAAACTTTTATCAAAATGCTCCCAAATCTTTTGTTTCATTTCAGGAGTATATTTTTTAATCTTAACTGTTTTAGTTTTAACTTCTTTTTTATCAAAAGCTTTTACGATAGCCTCTGACATATTCTTAATTGAATTGTCTATATCCTCCTGCCTTTTAAAGTATTTAGATCTACCTCGAATAGACTTATAAAATCTTTTTTCTTCTTCTTCCTCAATAAGTTTTTCCTTTGTTTCTTTACTTACTTTTAAAACCTTAATCATTTTCTCAAGTTTTTCTTCTTGTGCTTCACCGCTTGAACTAATAGGAACCAATGTCACGGGAACTAATATCTCGTCGCCTCCTTCTAACTCAGGTAATCCTAATTTTTCTCTTGCGTCATTCCTTGTCATTATTCCTGAGTCAACATACTTACAATTAATGTTTGCTTCTGCTTCCTTGTCAGAAGGTACAGGGCTTACAAAATCTAAATATAATGATATATCAAAATCAGGCATTAAAAATTCATTTAATGTATCAATTATATTTTGCATATTCGGCTCAATGGTTTGACTCATAAAAATATAAATCGCTCCTTCAACCGTTGTTTTATTTCCTTCCTCAGGTAACAAGATAGGTTTTGGAACTCCAAGCGCTATCATTATATTATTTCTAACGCTTGCGTCTAAGTTTACAAAATCCATATCTTTTTGATTTTGTGCAATCACTTTAAAATCAACTTCTCCTTGCATAATAGCAATCTTGTGTGTATTTTCTGCTCCTTGAAAATTCTCATTCCATTCTTCTCTCACTTCTGATTTTCCTTCTTTATCTAATTGCTTTCTTCCTTTAACATTTAGAATAGCGTCAGGTCTTGCCTCCCTATAAAAGAAATTCATATTCCACCTTGAACTGAGTATTTGAGATCTAACTAAATCCATTGCAGGCTGTAATTTTGACTGTCCTTTCTTTTGGTCCTTTGGGTTCGTGTTTAGAAAAGGAATAATATCATTAACTTCAAATCTTAATGTTTTTCCTGTTCCTGTATATTCATAATAACTAATATATTCTCCATTCTCTGATCTTGTAGTTAGTAAATCAGGTCTTAATAACCATAATTCTATAACCTCTTTTTTCTTGTTTCTTATTTTTAACCAATAAGCGCTTCCAATTAAATCTAAGCATTGCTGAGTAAGTCCTATTTGTTTTCTAAATGTTGTAAATTTATTAACCTTATAAAGTAAATTAAGAACCTCGTGTTCGTAAATCTCTTTTACTTTTTTATTTCTCTGCGACTGATATAAACTAATATCTATCTTTGCAGTATTTTTTTGTATCTTATCAAGACAAGCATAAACTACATAACTTTCATTATAGGCATTGTATAAATCTCTTGTCTTAGCGTCGCCCATTCCTTTACCTTCCCATAGATAATTTGAGCTTTGCCCTCCTGATAAAAAGTTTTTAATTTTGTCAAATAATTTCATAATGTTTTTTAAATAAATAAAAGCGAGAACAATCCCGCTTTTTGTTTCGTATATTATACCATGACTGATAAAAATATACAATGCTATTTTTCTTCTTTCTTAATTTCAAGTTTTTCCAATGCTTTTCTTTTTCTTTCATGTTCTTCCTCTCTGATTTCAATAATCTTTGAAAAGTTTTTTGCTCTAATCAATATAAATAGCTCAACTTCGTCCATTTTTCTTTTCCTCCTTAAACTGCTCCCAAGCCTTTTCGTAAAGTTCAGGTTTATTCCTCAATACATCATTTTCTCTTGCTCTGATAATTTCTTCAAGTTCACGGTGATTTTCTTTTGTCAGCCAAACAATATCGTCAAAACCTTCCTTTTCTTTGAATACTGCCCATTTATAAATATGGTGTCCTTGCAAATTATCGATCGAACCACATATCTCGCAGCCCTTCCATTTCTTCTTAAACGCTTTATTTCTTGCTTTGCTTCTTCTCATTCTCTTTGAAATTTTAATCTCCTCCTAACAAGTTTTAAACTTGCTTTTTATATTATACTATTTAAAACAAAAAATAGCCAGTTGGCTATTCCTTGCAATAAATGCGAAAAAGTTATGAAATTTCTCTGCAACTGCATTGTATCACAACCATTTTCTTTTTGCAACACTCAAAAGATTTCTTATCTTCATAGAATATTCTTGCTTGTTTCGAGCAACTGTAATTGTTTAATCTTTCTCTTTTCAATTCCTTAGCGCTATATATTTTACCTTGATTTTTTCTGTGTTTCATTATGCTATCGGCGCATTACTGTTATGCCATTCCGCTAAGGAACTCCATAGGTAGCAAGCCTTATGAATAGGAACGTCCATATATACATTATATCATAATCTGTATAAAAAAAGAACAGGCGGTCGATACCTGTCCTTTTCGCTACCTCGCATGCAAATATCTCGACAATATCTACATTCCAATTATACCATATTATTAAATAAATTCAAACCCCACGTCACCAATATAAAACTCTCTTGCTATATGCGCGTAATTAAAGGCGTGAGCGATATGGTCGGGTCCAATTTCTTCGTAGGTTGCTTTTTTGTTTTTTGCATTGTCCTCTCTAACCACCCTGATAAGGTTTTTGATATGATCCGCGAACTCAGGGTAATTTCTATAATCGAACGGTACTTGTATGCCTCTCGCTCTAATTAATGCCATTGTATAATCTAATGATACCGTTCTGTTTGTTTCTGTTTTGTCTGTGTTTTCTTCAACCTCAATCCATTTAAACAATCCTTCTTTTTGTTCGTATTCGTCTTTTTTAGGTTTTGTTAAACCATAATAAACATACAATCCTTTGCCAGGGAACAAGTGACATAGCTCAACTGAATTTCTTGTTTCAGGTAAAGCGTCAACGCCAAATTGTGCAACGTCATATTTTTCAATTATTTCTTGCGCGCTGTTATCAGGATCGTCCTCCTCTTTAAAGTAGTGGTCAACTTCTCCAAAATCAATAACCTTTGTTTCTGTTATAACAGTATAATGTATCTTTTTACCAATATCAAATCCTGCAAATATGTCTTCCTTTATTCTTATTTTATCACCTCTATTATCTAAGACAAAGTTACCCTTCTCGTCTTTCTTATATTCAACTTTAATCTCACCAATCTTATAATCTCCCTTACAATTTTCAAAATGGCTGTCTATAATCTTAGAACCTTTTGGTTCAAACGGTAATCCTAAACCTTGATTGTAAAACTGTTCAACTTCTGACTCAACAGGACTCTTAGACTGCTTTATAAGCTCTTTTAAATCACAAGTGTGAGAAAGTAATTGATGTATATAGAAACCTGCTATATCGCTCTTAGGATTGTTCTTGCGCCACTCTCCGTCACATTGATAAGTCAATATTTCTTTATGGCAATAAGCACACTCAATTCTTACATTGATAATATTTCCTTCTTCCTCGTCCCATTTAACATTGTCCCAAAAAGTAATTGTCTGAAACTTCTTGCAATGAGAACATTTAACATAATACTCTCTTTGGTCGCTCTCCTTGTATTTTGCGTGTATTCCTAAATTAGGTAATGTTGGAGTTGAAGCCCATCTCTCTTTTTTAATACTTGAATTGTGCAACCTCTTTTGAATTAACGGCACTTTGTCTGTGTCCATCTCGTCAAGCTCGTCAACATACACCACATCAGCAGGAGTTGATTTCATTGATAAGGTGTTTTGTGTTCCTTTAAAATAAAGCCTTCCTTTAAGCTTCTTTACCGCAACACTATCTTTTGTTTTGTCTTTTATTCCTGACTTATTTTCTTGCTTAACCGATGCTGCAAGATGTTTATTATTTGTAATAGGTTCGTCCACTCTCTCACTAACAAACTGTCCAAAATTCTTTTCAGTAGGCATAAAAAAAATACAATTCCAGTTGAATTGATCTACGGTATAAATTGCCTCACTAATTAAATTCTCTGTCTTTCCTGCCTGTGAAGAAGACATAACAACAATTTTCTGAATATCAAAACAATTATATAATTCTTCTAAATACTTCCTGTCTTTTTTAAAATCAATAGACTTTCCCCTTGATGTCCAATTATCTTCTAACCACCAATCAAACCTATCTTTCCAACTCTTTGCTCTTTGCTCACTCGCTATCTGTTTCGCCAATGACAAGGCTGCTATCAATTTCTCCTTTATCAATGATTTCGCAGGCAAGTTTTTGAATTGTGTTTGCAAGTTGTTTTTTTTCAAAATCTTTTTCATTTAAATTAAGATTGTTTATTAAAATATTTATCTGCTTCTTTTCTCCCACTAATGGATTGTCTGCTTCAATGCCTATCTTTGGCTTAAACTCTTTCATTCTTCTTTCCGCAAACCACCTTGCTGTTGTAGGGTCGTCAAGGTTCTCGAATATGCTCTTTCTCGCCTTAACGAATATGTTTTTCTTCGCATTGTCGAATTCGTTTCTAAGTTCTTCGTCGCTATTGATCCACCTATAATATGATTCTGTTGAAATTCCTGCGGTAACACAAGCTTCCGTGATACTGCAACCAATAAGCAAAAGGCTTTTTAACTCCCTAATAACCTTCTTTGTTTTTTTAGGTTTTTTTTGTTCCCCTTTTGGATTTTTCTTTGTTGGTCTTGCCATACTTATTTCTTATCATTTTTTTTCTTTTCAACTGTTTCAATATCTTCTATGGAGTAATTTATTCCCTCGTAATATTTTTTTAATTATGTTCCAAAAATTACTTTTTGCTTCTTCTTCGTCCTTACCAATAATATTTATATGTCTTTGCTTTTTGTTTCTTTCAAATGAAACTGTGAAAACTTTTTTTTCTGTTTTTTCCATAACTTTTTATTCTACTTTAATTAATCTTCATAGGAGGGCTTTGACACTATCTCCACCCTGATTAAATACTTTTAAACAATCTTGCGAATTGATTATTGTCCAAGTTTTAAATTTACTTAATCTTAAATCCTATGTCTAATAAATACTTTGCTGCCTCTTTTGATTTTTTAAAACCAAAAGGATTAAGAGAGTTAGCAACCACTAAAATGTTCTCTTTGGTAGCATTTTCGAACCCTGTTAAGATTTTATAAGGACAACCTTCAAACGGAATAAGCTTTTTCCCTTTAAACTTTTCCAAATCTATTTTGCTTGCTTCTTCATGCCTTTTCTTTGCCTTTTTTTTTAATTCTTCTTTTGTTTCAGGAGTTTGTTTTTTTATTTTTTCAAACTCTTTGAAATTAATCTCCTCAATTGTAAAATTTTCTAATTTACTCTTTTTACAATATGCTTCAACCACCTCTAATGTTTCACCATTTGCAACGGCGTTTTTTATTTCGCCATTTCCTTCAATTGATATTTTAAAGTATTTCATATTTTTAAAATCTTAATATTTTTCTTTTATAATTATCACCAAATATCTACGACCTTTGACTCCTCTATTAACTTACACCCAACCGACCCAACCTCTAAAATCTTTTGTGGGTTTATCTTTTTCGCCATTTCTATAACCTCATTAAAATAAACCCACCTTCCTTTAAAATACTTATTTTCCTTTTCTATTAAATTAAATTTTTCTTTTGTTAAATAGTTCATAATATTTTTAAAGGATATGTGTCACTTAATAATACCGCGTCAACTTTTTTATCGTGCATTGTAAAAGGGAAGCCCATATCGTCGTGACCCTCTCTTAAATTATAAAATAAATTAATTAAATCAATGACCTTCATTCCTTTGTAAATATATTTTTTATGTAATTTAATTTGCTCAACCCATTCTATGTAAGGCTCTCCAAGTTTCTCATTAAAATCAACATCTCTTTTTGTAATCTGTCCATAAAACATTCTTCTAAATTTATTAAAATCAAGCTCAGGACTTCTATGGAACAAGTGCATTAATGTAGCATTAATCCTTCCAAATCTTATTCCCCTTCTTTTTCTTTCTTGTATATCTTCTAACAAATCTTTATTCCATATTTCAGAAAAATTTGTATTCATTGTTTTTGACATAAATACAACCATATTTATCGTGTCACCTGCTCCAAGCCAACAGTAATCTATGAATTTTACTCTCTTGATATATTCCTTTTTAAATAATAACAAACCACCTGACGCCCAACCTCCGTTTGATCCTGATTTTTTGTGAGCAAAGTCATTAACAACCTCTCCTGTTTTATAATATTTTTGGGTTGAGTATTCTGTTAAATAAATTATATCACTAAAACAATGAACACCGTCTAAATTATACTTTTTTAAATTAATAACACATTTATCTAAAAGTTTTTGCCCTGGGGCTTCAACACAATCTGCGTCTGAGAAAAAAACATATTCAATATTTTCAGGCAAAAAGTCTAACAAGTAATTCCAATCTTTTTCTTTTGTAAAAAATTTTGAATGTATCTTGCTAACTTGTAGATCTACGTTAAAATTATGCTTTGTTCCTCTTAATACCAATGCAATATAAACATTATAATTTTTCTTATAATATTTTATAATACTTTTAAGCGCAAAAAACCTATAACTATTCTTTTTAATATCTGCACTTATTAATATCGCTGTATTTTTTTTAGTTATTATCTTTTTCATTTTCAATTTGTTCCTTCTCAGGAATAATAAATTTATAATCTCCGTTCGCGTCCTTTTTATATGTTAAAGGTATTTCCTGCGGTATCTTATACTTAGGGAATATATTTTTATACCAAAACTTATTTTTTTGATTAACAAAAGCTACATTAAAAAAATTCTGAATTTTTTGTAAATTATCTCCTACAAAATTTACCGCCCAGGTATGAACAGTTAAAATCTTAATTCCAATTATATCTTTACGATCTGCTCTAATTCCTTCATTGAAATTGATCTCGCTTGTTCTTTTGTTTACAAGCTCCTGTCTTTTTTTAAAAGCCTCGTTTCTTTTTTGTACCATTTCCACTTCCTCTTTTGTTAAATTCATTTTTCTTTTTTTTCCTGACATAGTTTTATTTTTTTTAACCTTGTTATATTCTCTCGATACCATTTTTCATTTTTAAAAGAATAAGGCATTTTATTCTTTTTGGCTTTTAACTTTTCGTACCAATCATTTCCTCTCTTTTTAATTATCTCCTTTTCAATTTCCTTTTTTGATCCGCTCGTATGTATTTTACTGTGACATTCCATGCACAAATTTATTCCATTTTCTTCGTCATACCTTAAATGTTGATACTGTCCTTTTGCGTAAAAATGGTGTGCCTTCCCACATACTTTTCCACATATCAAACACCTATTCCCATACATTAAGGCGCAAACCTCAAAATACAATTGATCCGCTTCACTACGCAATCTGTTTAGCAAACTTTTTTTCATACTCAATTTTTGTCATTAAATTATCTTCCGCTACACTCTTATAATAATCCATATCTACAATGTTTTTAGGATTGTCAACGGGAACCCATTTACCATAATCTTTTTTAAAAGCTGTTCCGTCTTCTCTCGCAAACATTACTTCTCTGTCTGTCCTTTCCTTTATTCCTTTTAATTTTATTACCAAACTTTCAAATTGCTTTCTCAATGTTTTAACGGATCTAATATTCTGTTTCCAAAAACTATCTTTCTGAGAAAACTCAATAACATATCTTATTTGTTTATACTCCCAATTATCAATCCTGTGCAATTTATTCATTTCTTCAAAATCTCTCAATAACTGAGTTTCTGTTTTGTCTTTTACGAAAGGATAGTTTTGTTTTACAAGACCTAAAAGCAACTCTGTCATTTCAACGTCGTCCTTAGAATATTTTATAATTTTTGCCTTTAATTCTTTTTCAGGTTCCTCCTTTTCTTCTTCGATTTCTTCTTCCATTTCGTCGTCCTCAACTATAATCTTATTAAACCATTTTTGAGTAGTCCTTAGATATTTTGTTTCTTCGTGTTTTTTAATTAAACCTTTCTCTATTAATTTCTTAACAGATGTAAAAATTGTTTGCCTTGTTGTATCTAACATTTCAGCAAGAGTATCTTTTGACGCATAACACCACCCTTGTACTGGTGACTTAGGATTGTTTGATAAGTTATGAATTGTATCAGCAATACAATACTCCATAAGACTCAGTCCTAACTGCTTTCTTTTCTCGTGTAAAATTGTAGTAAAAGAAATTATTTTTGCCATATACTTATATTATACAAATTATTATAAAATTGTGCAAGTATTAGTTTTGCACATGTTTTGCACATACTGTTTTTTTCTTTTAGTTTCTAAGATAATTATTATATTTAACAACTCTTTCCATTAAACCATTTTCAATTCCTGCCTCCTCTACCATTTTAGAAAACTCCAAACTGTCTTTTGGTAAACACTTGCCACCATAACCAAGTTTTCCGTCTTGTCCTGTTCTTAAATGAACGTCCGCTCCTGATAAATCATTATCTTTTGAACCGATCCTACAATCCATTGACAATAAACCTTTGACAACTCCATAAGAAATACCTTTTTCGTCACATAAATAATTTAACTCGTTTGCAAAAACAACCTTCATTGCATAAAAACTATTAGTCGCTATTTTAAGCATTTCAACTGCTTCTATCTCAACAAAACTATGCAAACTTTTTATTATATTTAAATTTTTTAAAGTCATATATACATCATAAGCATTTTCTATATTACAATACCCTAAACATAATTCTCTATGCGGTTTTTCAAAATCTTCTTTTGCAAATCTCTCTGTTAAAAATTCAGGAATAAAATAAAAATCAATACCCTTGTATTTTTCTGCAAGTAACCTTGTTGTCCCAACCCTTAATGTTGACCTAAAAATACAAACTCTATTAAATTTTAAATCATTTAATTGTTTTGCAATTTTGTTTACAATGCTCATGTCTAATCGATCGTCTTTCCCTATGTCCGTTGGAACACATACAAATACCATTTCGCAATTCTTAGCAATAATTTTCATTGTTGAATTACAATCTCCATTAATATCATAGCTAAAAACTTCGTGATCCGTATTCTTTAATAAATAATTCTTGTGTGTTTTTCCAAGTATTCCTTGACCAATAATTCCTATTTTCATATTTTTGTTTTTTAATAAATTATAATTTCTAATTCTTGCCGACCAAATTGTAGTGCTTTTTGTAAATCCTTATTCATAAAGATATCATAATGATCACAACCATACCTTTTATTCATTCTGTCCTGAACCTCATAAAATTTTCCGTCTATTTCTATTATCGTGCCAAGATCTAAACAGTTATTCGCCACTACATC